CGCCAATCCTTACGCTGTTTAATAGCATCAATCATCTGTTGTTCAATCAGTCGCATGTGCTCTCTCCGTTGTGAATGCCAAAGGCGTTCGCCTTCGGTGATATACATAGTATGGCATAGCTCAACGCTGTTGTCAAGCGTTATAACATTAGCGTATGTTATCGTTCGTGGCGAGTGCGATAGTCTGAACGAATGTGAAGACAATGCACGAGCTAATACACGTAACCGTTACGTATACGTTACATATCTGTGCTCATGACAGATGTTTTGAGAATCATTATCATTATCAATACACGATAACGATACGTATTCGTATCATACATAATAAATCCGCTCGCGCTACGCGCTCGCTCCGCCACGATGTAATACATAATCATACATTATTGTACAGTATTAATACGTATTGAAGGGAGCGAGCGAAGCGAGCGGGCTATAATCAGAATATTTTATACCCCTATGGGGGTTTTATCAGCGTTACTTATGTAAAGATAGACCTGAGACATTTTTGTCATTTTTAAACGGGTTCACGCGGCCACATCGCTTCAGCTACTAAGGGAAAGTTAGTTCTAATTAACCCGTTAACGCCAGTTGCAATCAATTGATGTTCCACTTGAGTCCCGTTAGCGCATCTTAGATCAGTATAATGTAACCAAGAGCGTAAAGTACCATTCATATAGAGTTTAGTAGGTGTAGAGAGGGGAAGAACATCTCTTGCACATTCTTTAGCGACACCAGCGGCTAACATTTCATTATAAAGCTTGTGAGATTGATCAAAAAGGTCTTGAGTACGTATTTGAAATTCTTGTTGAGTAAATTCATTAAGATCATCAATACTATTTTGTCTATTTGTTGTATCTTGGCGTCTAAAGTTAGGGAGTGATGGCGTGTTAACGACTTGAGCGTATCTTTGACTAAATTCTTGAAAACTAAAAGATCTATGTCTTAAGATTTGACTAGCAACACTTCTGGTAGTGTCAATCTGTACACACATATTAACCATTTCAAAGGGTGACCAATGATTATGTTTAATAAGATATTTAATTAATTTAATACAATCAGGATTATCTTGATTATCAGGATTAGATACTCTAGCCATATAAGCTATCAATTGTTCAGCATCAGGGGTAACATGAACTAACTCTACATTATGCATACAGTAGTATAAGTTGTGGTGGGATTAATGTTTGTGGTGGGATGTTTAATAAGTTCTCACGGGATTCATCTTATTAAAGAAGGTGTTTATAAAGAATGAAGAAGAGGGAGTGTTTGTCTTTGTGTCTTTGGATTCTCCTCACGCTTCATTAGATAAAGGAGGAATGAGAGCTTTGTCTCGAATTCCTCCTTGTTCGGGGAGTCGGGTCCACCCTTCCCTTCCCCCCTATACATGTGGGGTTAAGAAATCCAGTAGTGTGCTAGCGCTACACCCACGTAGGAATAGAGTTTTTACCACCACCTTTAGCTTGTTGTCGTTGTTCTAAATTCATACCCATCACAAGATGGTTAGCAGAAGCTTGTGGATCATCAAAGAACTCTTGAAGCAATGCATTCCATTCATTACGTTTACGATTTTTAATTTCTTCTAGGGCAGAGATACCCATTGCATCTGTATAATATTGTACACCTTGTGCAAGGGCATCTATTCTATCATCATGACGGATTGCACCTTTTTCACGACACATCCTTGACATTTGATAGAACAGCATATAGAGGAGTCGTTCTTCTGGAGCAGCTTGAGGGTTAGATTTAAAGTCCCATTCTATAACAGACCTGTCGATAACGAGTCGATGTTGATTGAGGATGGGCTCAAGGGAATCAATGATTCGATCTTCTTTTCTAACATTTGCTCGGACTTCTTCAATATCAATGTTTTGTTTGGTTTGTTGAAGATGTTTGCGGAACAACTCGCTAACAATACCGTCACCAAAATTAGTTTCAATGAGGAGTTTAGTAACACCATATTTTTTACAACCTTTTAAAATATCAAGTAATGTATTGTCGGAGTATCCGTCTCTGTAAGCACGCATGTCGTGCAAGTACAGAAAACCGTTGCGTTGAGAGATATAAGCTGCTGCCGTTTCATCCGAGCCACGACCCGACGGATCAACTGAGCAGATTGTTTCTTGGTAAGGATCCCATGTTCCTTGTAACTGCATTGGACTGTAGAAATAGTCTCCAGGTAATCCAACAATGGGGAGGTCTTTGATAACATTTTGTGGATCGGAGCACCATACAACGGATTCGGGAGCAGTAGAGGGGTTAACGCTAGTGACGATAAGGTCAGAGCATTTAAGAGGAAATTTTTCAGCATCAGATAAGCTTGTGTCTAACATGAACTGCAACATAAAGTTGCTACGACCCATTGACGCTTCACGTTCAATCAGGTCTTCATTATCAAATCTATCATCTGTTACTTCCCACTTCTCAGCACCACCTTCTATATCTTCTACCAGTTGAGGCGCTAGAAGGCCTTCGTATTGTGAAACCTTCCTAGGATACCTAGCAGGCCAAACAAAGGGCTTGTAGGCTCTCTCAGCTAGCTTACGATAGACAGTAAATGTTGTCTGTGGTGTACCAAGAAACATAATACGACTATCATTCTTAGGAGTAAGGATAGATTCAGCTTCTGTACATAATTGTAGAAGTTTTTCTCTCATAAATTCCGTCATTGAGTTACCAGGAACTTCAATGTCATCAAGGATCATTAAATCAGCACGACTACCGGTAAGCTGACCAGTAATACCCACTGATTTAACAGAAGGAGCTTGGTGAGGGGAACAAGCCACATCAAATGAGATACGACTCCAACGGGAGTCATCAGATTTAGGGCGCAAATGTACCAACCAGGGTGTTTCAATGATTAATTTCTGTAGGAAGATTGACATGTTATCTGCACGTTCTTTAGATGCAGATATAATCATTATTTTCTTTTCGGGGTTATTAAATAAAGTCCAAAGAACAAAAGCACCAGTAATCCAGCTCTTACCAACTCCCCTAAATGCTTGGATTTGTAAACGCTTTGGACCGTGTTGAAGGTAATCAGCAATTGCATATTGAGCACGTGTAGGGTTTGGTAGATCTAATTCACTCCATAATGCTTGTAGGAATAGCTTAAAATCGTCTTTAAGGAGGTCTAAAGTGTTCATAGGTAGAATCTAGAGTGTAGGGGGTAGGGAGGGCTTAGAAGCCGAATATGATGGCACCTGCAACACTTTTAAGACCACCCATAATTTGTTTGCCAAGGTATTCAGCTTCATTAAGTGGGTCTTCTTTTATTTTGTTATAAGCATTGATTAATGGTTCAGGATCACGTGCAGTATCAATACCAATGTTTAAAAGATCAGCAGGTGTAGAAACTATTTCAGCCGCAGGATGTGGTACTAAATCAGCAGCTAAAGATGTACTAGCAATACCAGCCTGTAATTTATCAAGAGGGTTGCCTGTTTCCAAAGCTATTTGAGTACGTCCCGCAGTTTCTGCAGCACTAGAAGCAGTACCAAGCATTGATAGAGCACCAACACCAAGACCAGCTAAGGCTGTCATTTGCCTACGTCTCATCCGTACATTACCTCCTTCTTGCACAACTTCTAGTATACCTTGTTCGATAATCTGTCTGTTTTCAGGAAGTAGTACCTTTTTTTGAATCTCTAAATTAGTTGGTACATCAGGTGCTCTATAAGCTCTTGGGTCTATGTTTTCTTGGATAGTTTTTACTAAAGGACGTTGTAATTCATCAGCTACTTTATTAGCTTCAAGTTGAACATCAATCCTTTTAGACATTGCATCAAAAAATTTATCAGGATCTGATAATTCTTCAGGAGTCAAATTACCAATAATAGATTTTGGTCCTGTGCCCATTGGATGAGCAGTTAATTCTTTATAAGGATTAGCTACTTTACCTAACAATGCAGCTTCAATACCTTTAGTATTAGTATCACTTTTATGTGCGTAATTAATATAACTTTTAATATTTCCAAGAACATCACCAAACTGTGTTTCAAAAAAATCGCTCAATTTATTTCCAACAGTTGCAGGCTGCCAAATTTCTGGAGGTGCTCTGTAATAATCACCACCAGTTCTTAATTGAGCACCATGGTGACCAGTTTCTGTACCTTTAATTACTACAGTATCTCTTAAAAGTGCTTCTTGAAAATTTCTAAGTTTCCTACTAATTTCTGCAGTTTCAACTCCAGAATCTAGTAAATTTTGGACTAAATCTGGAAAAGCAGCAATATTCATTGCTACAGAACTAGAAACTCTTCTTGTTTTTTTTAATTGGTTAACATCGCCACGAGCTTGTAATTCGTCTTCATATTCTATTAAACGTTTAATAACTTCTTTTTGTAACTGAGCTAGCTCTTTATCCATTAATTAATATACTCCATAATTAGTTTTTCACGGAGTCTATTAACTCCAAATTTAGTTCTCATCCAACTAAGGACGGGTGTACTTCCTTTATCCTGATTACATCTGGTACAGGCGCATACAACATTCGTTGCGACATCCTCTCCGCCACGTGCGCGAGGATGAACATGATCGATAGATAACTGACTAAGGTCATAGGTTTTTCCGCAATAGATACAAGTATGGTCAAAATGTTCCTTAATAGAGCGTCTCCACAGACGCTTAGCTTCTGGTGAGGTCATTACTATTAAGTTGTAGAGGTAATCTTTAGGGGTAGGAAGTAATGGGGTCATGCGCGTCCTTTACGTGCTCTGTTTTTTGATGCTGCTTCGAGGAATGTCTTTCCATTTTTCTTATGGGATACATCCTTGCCATCACCGTTACCGTAGGTACCACGTTTACGGTTTTCTTTATTTAATGCAGACCGTTTAGCGATCTGTAATTTAGAGCCATCATATTTCTTTTGGTAAGATTTATAATTACCATTAGCATATTTGGCTCCGCTATGACTAGAGCTTCGAGCCATAAAGTCTCCGTTGTACAAGTTCAGGGTCAACAGTTGGCATAATACTAACTAGCTTATCTAGTTGGCTACCTTCAAAGGCAACACCACTAATATCATTCTTTGATAACCAATCACAAGCTGCTTTTAGATCTTGTGTAGAAGCCTCACCCGATTTAATACGGGCAAGGAATTCTTTTGTGACAAGATTATGCAACTCATTGAACTGGTCTTCAGTTGCTTTCTTGTTTGTCATTTTGTTTTTTTAGCTTTAGCCTTTGGTTTAGGTTTAGCTGGTGCTTTAATTTCGTAACGTGTTTCGTTAGGTTCGTGCACTAGATGTAATTCAGCACGTTCTGCTTTAGCTTGAGTTTCGTATGTACCGATAACTTTGCTAGTATAGGAATCAATAATTTGATAAGTCATGAAAAATTACTATTGAATGCTTTTTTGTCTACTTTTGCTTTCTTTGGTTTTAATTGGTAACGATAAGGTTGCGGTACATCTTGTCCATCAGGCGTATACTTTTTACCTTTTTTTAATTCATCCATATGTGTTTGGTTGACTTTTCTAGACATGATTAATTCCTCAATACGATTTGATCTAATTTGTTTTCGATGCGTATCATATGGTCTTCCATACGTTGAACCATTACTGATAGATCAGCTTTAGATACATAATCTTGAGCTACATTTAGCTCTAAGGCGTCAATGCGCCTATCTAGACCGCCTATGCGATCATGTACGTTGTTTATTCTGTTGTGTAGTCTGTTATTAAGTGCTGCACCGCCTGCAATACAAGCGATGACAACAGACACTACTGCTTCCATTTATTTAAGTGCCACGATTGGTACGATGTCATTACATAAAATTTCTACTCGTGAGCCAGGTCGAAAGGTAAAACCCTTCTGCATAATCTCAGTACACTTCAGTGCCCTGACTAACTCATAGTCAAGACGCATCTTCTGTTCATGCTTACGTGCGATAGCCTTACAGGTTTCTATCATTCCACCATCTAATGGAATAGAGAAGTTAATTTGTACTCCCCAGTTATTACTCTTGCTATAACTTTCTCGTGAGTACGGAACAGTATCATTGCCCATATAAAAAGGTGAAAGCTGCATGGTCGTACCATTACAGCTGTTATTTCCAGAGAAGTATTGCCTGGACGGTGCTCCATTATTCTGAAATTGAACCGCCTGATTAGTTACGTTACCCGTAGCAGCAGCTACTGGGTTAGAAGTATTCTGCACTTTAGGTTCTTCAGCGTAAACAGGGCTTACTGTGAGAAGACCGATAATGATGTAGTAGTAGTAACTTGTTGGATTGTTTCGTCGATATCGATTGTTTCGATGATGCCCGCTGTTCTGCTGACCAGTTCCAGTTGAAACTGTTCTCCCGCATTGGTTACTGAATAGGTTGTGGATGCATTTGAGATGTCTCCACTTGGTGTGACGTTTGTTCCTGACCATGATGTGTAGTCACCACCATAGATTTCGGTCGCAATAGTACGATCAATATCAACAGTAGTGGTAGAAGTTGATTGCATAGACCCTTGTGTAAAATTAGGAGTCACTTGAGCTGTAGCTGGACTTGCAATTAGTAAGAATAGCAGTAAATGTTTCATTCGTCTTTCTTTTTAGGATCTGATGATTTACTATTAGATTTATTATTAGAAGTAGTCAACCCAAAAGTAGCTAACGCTCCTGTAAATACAGAAGCAACAAACGTGATATCACCACCACTCTGACCTTTTTCAATCATTGGTAGATTGACATAATTTAAAGTAATAATAAAACCACTCCATACTACAACACCTAGACGTACAAACGTACCTAGAATTTGAAGCTCGTCTTCAGTATTTTCCTTAACTTTTTCTAAGAAGTTTTTTGGTTTTCCACCGTCTTCTTTTTTGTTAACTTGCTCCATATTTGTTTAATTATAGGTTTAAATAACGTCACTAAATATTTAAATAGTGATTGTCCAAGTAGTGTAGCTGCAACTGATATAAATGCTGTAGTTGCAGCAGTAGTCATAATAGTAGTAGTTGGCATTGGTATTTCAATGTCAGTAAAAGGTACTTCTATTATTTGCGCCTCTGGTGGAACATACGGTGTAGATAGTGGAATCTTAGTCTTAGTTGTAGGTGGCTTATCTTGTACACCAATAGGTTCAATGCCAATAGGCGGTCTAAGGGTGCTAGGAGGCGCTACAAGGGGCTTATAGGAAGGTAAAGATGCTCTAGGTACCTCAAGTACTGCATCAGGCAATAGAGGCGCTTCTGGAAGTACCAAGTCTGGAAAGCTTGGCACATCTTCCCATTCCATTATTTGCTAGGAAATAAGCCAGCAGAAACAAAGGCAACAACCTTGTCATCAACATCATTATCAGTTGACTTAGCGTATGCTTTTAAAAGATCTAAGATAAGAAATTTAACCTTCTCTGATTTCATAAATGAAAACAGGATTGGACGGATAAGTGTAATCATGCAAATACTCGATAAGGGCTTCCGGGTGTGACTTCAAATGCTTCCCAACCACTAGGTAGGTCCCCTAGATAGTTGATATGGAAGCCGTCTAAAGTTGTTGGTGCTTCAATTTCATTACCGTCTTCATCCCATTCACCACCTTCTGTAATGACACCAACGACATCAATAGCGTGGTTATGGGTATAAGCCTGTAGCTGTTCTGATTCGTTGCCGTCGTCATCAGTGACAGTTGTCATGAATCCGGCAGCACGGGCAGCATCTAGCCAGGCTGCTTCATCAGCAAACCGGAAGAATGGACCGGGTACTGGTGGGGTTTCTAGTAGTTCTTCAGTCATAGTAGTTAGGAAGTCATGTTGACAAGTTCTTGATCAGTCTTACGAGTTGGGAAGTACGCAAGGCGGGAGATGTGGCCGTTTAATTGAAGGGTTCCTCCAATATGAAGTATATTTGCGGTGTAAGTAGTCCAATCTAATATTGATGACGAAGTTGTTAGCAGCGATCCACTATAAAATATTTTAGAAAGCTCAGACGATGAGTATCCATAAGCTAGAGTATCGTTGTTGTATGTTGGATTTCCTGCATATTTAGGGTTAAAATAGTTTATGCCATTTAACCTTGAAGCACTATAGAAATCATCTCCAACGCCGCGATAAAGCAAATAATGTCTAAAGGTACTATGTGTTACGCCGATGTCCATAACCTCAAACATTCCCCGCGCATTAGTTGTTTCTAAATTAGTAACAGAAGAGGTAGTTGTTACAAAGGTTCCACTGCTTTGGTTATACCAAGTATCAACACCTTGGGCACTGGTTGATACATCCGCTGCACGGGTGACGGTTGAGTCGGAGGTTGGGATTAGCGAGGTAACAAACGAACCTTCTTCGACCTGGAGTCCGTAGACCTGGAAACCTTGATCTGTGGTGTGTGGTTCTACGGAAGTAGTCCCTAAATCTAAGTTCGGAGTACTACTTGAAGTTGCTGTTGCAGCAATCGTTACAACTTCTAGTCGATACCAACCGTTTCCTGCTGGTATAGCTCTTGCCGATTCTGCAGCAGGAGCAAGATTAGTCACACTTCCTGTGGATAAATCAAAAACACATCTTGAATGAGTACCAGATGCGCCCCATCCATTAGCATTAATACCAAACGTTACAACGTTATAGTTTAC